TGCAACAGGTGGACCTGTGTATCCACACTCGGCGCCTCTATAAACCCAAGGGCACGCATAGCGAAGTGCTCTTCTTCTGGGAAGGCTTACTCCGTCCAAATCAAACGGAGTAGACAGGCTAAAGGATACGGCAAGCTTATTCTCAGAGGATTTTTGCTGAATCAACCAAACCTCATCAGGCCATCGCGCAGAAGGATCAGGATTAGTACCATCATCCAAATGCTTTGCTAAAACTCGGCGCCTAAAGACTTTCGCGCCAAGCATGTCTTTGTATGAGTTGATCAAGCCGGTCATCTCTAGACCGATGTTTGCAACAGTAATTGTTGGGTTTGGTGGCACGCCTTCGTTCCTGATTTCAAAACCCTCCGTTTGCATAGGGATTGGAACGTAAACGTCGCCCGCAAATCTGACTGATATGCCTGAGGTTTGCGTCCAATTGCACAGGTAAAACACCTCGCTAATCGGCGCTCCAGTGGCGATCTGAATCCTTGGCTCTACATCTGCATTGTCATAATCTACGCTGCCTGGGTTGAAGGCTGCGTCTGTAGGGTCATCGCAAATTGAATTGCCTAGTCCGTTTACGACGTCACTAAAACCGTAGTCAACATTTGGCTGATTAATGTAGCAGACAGCATAAGCGTTGTCGTAATCTCCGCCGGTAGAAAGCTGACTTGGCAAAGGGTTTACCCCTGTACGTAAGTCGATTACGTACAGATCGATAATGGCGTCGCCGGTTAGACCCTGTTGATCCGCATTAAATTGAAAAGAGCGATCATCAGCCATTAGACGTGATACCGACTAACAGTAAAAGAAAGTGAAGCGTAGTCAGAAGACTCAAAATTAGTCGTCCATTCGACGGGATCTAAAACCCATTTACTAGCAGATGTCTCATCAGGTGCCTGCCAATCAAAACTAGCCGCACCATTACTTGCTAATTCTGCTTCAAAAACAATAGCTTCTGCTTTTGGCATCGGTGGGGTTTCAACTTCCCACACTTCAGTCACCGGGTTTATTCCATCAGTTCGCCTCGCACGATAACCATCCCCAAATTGGGCTTCTACATAGCGAAACCTTGTGCGCTTTTGCGCAAGAGGTTTTAGCTGAATTGTTGCCAGTGTCATCTGAGCCATAGTCTTTACTTGAAGGATTAACGGCTAGCAAGTAAACCGCCGGGACGTTTTTGCTTGACCAATTCAGCTTGCACAGCCAAACCAATCGCTTTACCTAATTGCTTTGACTGAGCGCTTCCACCTTTGGCATCTGCATTTGAAGCATCAACGTTTACCACAATGTTAGTCGCTCCACCCAAGGAGTTATTGGGTGCAATGCTGCCGCTACGACCAGGGGTAAATAATTCAGGCCCCCGCTCACCAACGAGGTAAGACGTACCGCCTTTGACGGTTCCCCCAGAAGCCATACCTCCCCCAAATAGCTTTGTGAAGATATTTGTTGGATCTCCACCACCTAAACCGCCTAGGAACGTCTGCAAGCCGAATTTCAGCAAGATACTCGCAAGACTCTTAAGCGTGTCAGAGGCAACCTCAGCAAGCGATTTAGTGCCTTCCACGGCAGCCGTCAATGAATTAACAATACCAGTCTGAATTGTTTGCCCAATTGAAGAATAAAGCTGCTGCATTTTTTGTGCATCAATAGCAAGCTGAGCAAAAGCTGCGCCAGCCTCTCTCGCACCTTTCTGAAGCCCTGCAACGCCATTGATAATTGGCTTAAGAATTTCAGCGCCACGCGCAAGCGCTTGGTTGGTTGATTCTTGCAGTGCAATCGTTCTTTCACGAGGCAACATATTTGCCTCCATGATTTGCTGAACCGTGATTAATCGATCAACTTCAATTTTCAACAATTCATTATTGCTAAAAGCTAACGATTGTCGCTTCTGCTCTAAAGCAAACATCGCTTCAGACATGTCAGCACGTTCTTTTGCTGCTCTAGCCCCTTTGCCATTTTTTTTGCCATTCGGCGATAAAGATTTAATATCAGGCGCAGGAAGCAATGGCGCGTCAACTTGATTTGCAGCGTCCATTGCCGCAAGTCGATCTTGCATTAACTGCAAAAGCACTTTTTTTCTATCTTGGCCACGAAGCTTTCCAAGCAACGTAGACTGCTCACGCATGCCGCTAAGACCTTTTCCACCAGGCCCAGTCCCTCTAAAAAGCTCTTCAGCGCCTTGAACATTTAACGGCAACAATCCCGACTTAATATCTCTACGAGCCGAAGCCGCTCCTGGTTGGGTAGCTGCAATGATTAAGCTGTTAATCTGATTCAACGTGCCTGCGGCAACGTTGCCAATAAAACGAATTGGGCCTTCAAGGTTAACAATAAGCTCAGCCAATCCTTTGAAAACTTCTGCCATTTGTGGCACAATGTCCCGAGTCAAGGCAACTTGAACATCTTCAGCTGCATTTTGGAAATCAGCAATAGCCTGAGAAGGACCCCCCAAAGCTTCTTCAAGCTGTGCGACCCCTTCGGTTTCAATGCGTTTAAGCGCTTTAATAACAATTTCGGAAGTAATTTCTCCTTCTGCCGCATAAGCTCTTAGCTTGCCTTGAGCAACTCCAGTTTCTTTTGAGATTGCAGTAAGGATTCCCGGAACCTGTTCCGAAATACTATTAAACTCATCACCGCGCAAAGCCCCTGAACCAAGCGCCTGCGCAAGTTGTGTGAAGGCGTTTTCAGCTTCTACGGCAGTAGCGCCACTTATCCTTGCGGCTGTATTAAAACCGTTATACGTGCTAACAATATCTTCAAGAGAAACGCCAACAGGTCTTAATCGTGCATAGACGCCTGCCAATGCTTTGTTTGCTGTCGTCTGACTTTGCCCAAAACGAATTGAAGCATCTGCAGCTGCTTTCGAAAGCTGCTCAACCTCTCCATAACCTTTTGCTAGAAAACTAATTCTTCTTTCAGATTCAATCCGTTGGATGCCAGCTCTGACAGCAGATTGCGCTGCGGCAAATGACGCATACGCCACAGCTGCTTTTGCGAGCGTTCCAGCTAAATTGCCAAAATCATTACTTGCTTTCCTTGCTGCATTTCCAGACGCAGCAAATTTGCTCCTAATATCTTTCAATTTGCCGTTCATATTGCGAACGGCATTATCAAGTTTAATCGTCGCAGCAGATGCTCGATTAAGCTGCGCTACAGCGCTTTTGGCGTCAACCCTAAGTTCAACGTTGGATACTGCCACGGCACGCTCTGCAATACGTTCAGTTTATCGGTGACCTCGCTTTGCGCGATCCATTGCATCTTTCTCCCTTTCGCCCTTTAATTCGTAGTAAGCAGCAAAATAAACAAACTCCGCATCCGTAAGCTCGGTGCGAAGTTTACTTACCGTCATCCCAAGTTCGCAGGCCAGGTGAAACTCAAAAAAAAGCCAACTGTCCTGCTCTAGTCGTTTTTTGCTTCTTTTAAACCTTCTTCACCTCCAAGACCAAACAAAAATAACTCGACTTCATTTAATACCGACTCAGGTAGCTGTCGCTGCAGCTTTGGTGCATCCGCCAAAGCAAAAGCTTTCTCCCCATCTTTTAGCTCCGCCATTTGACAAAGCATATAAGTGCTAATATCCAACGCTTCTTCGCTTTGCGCCATTGTCTGCGCTTTCTTGCGATCAGCTCGGGTGATTGGTTTAAAATACAGCTCGATTACAACTTCACCGGCTGCATTCTTAAGCTCAAATTTGCGACGCTGGTTAAGGTCAAATGCCTCAACCAGCAAATCGACTGTGCGAGATTTAGAAGCTGGCATTCAACAATAAAGCATGATGCTCTAAAGCTTAGTCCAACATGCTCAATTATTCAAGGTTGCCGGTAATCGTTCCACTGGTAATAAAGCTGCAGCTAGCAACCACAAGATCACCAACATTAGAGCTAATCTCCATGTCGGTAATAATTCCGGCAAAGCTGATTGAATCAGTACCGGAAACACCACCAGTTGTAAACAGCTCGAAAGTTGCGTCTGCAGGATCTGCAGCAGTCAGCACATCTTCAATAAGAGCAGCCTGTCCCGTTGCGTCAGGATCGTAAACCAGCTCGACAGTACCGCTACCGGAAATCATGCTGCCAACGAAACTACGAAAAGTGTCGCCATGCACTGAAGTGTCAAGCGTTTCTTTCGTAGTAGTCAAACTCCAGCTGCGAGTGCCAACAACAGTGGCATTAGCTGCACCTGCTGCATCAAATTGCACGGAGCCTTGTTCACCTCGAATGGTAGCCATGGTCAGAGTTCCTCAATGAATTCAAAGGTCACACGGACCTGAGTTTGAAAATAGCCCTCGGGTACAGGCGAACCTAATACTGATGGGCCGTTGGCTGCATCGAAGTAAACCCCCGATACGATGACCCTATTGTAAAGATCCCGCACACGCTTAGCTATCACATAGTTAGCACCAGGGCCTTCACCTTGTGGAGTAAAAATGTTTAGCAAGAGAAGGCCGACTACACGGTTTCTTGAATCCAAAGTGAGGCCTTGGCTTAGATATTCGTTTTGCCCATAGCTAACTAAGCATTGAACCCAAGACGCATTTACGGCAGGGGTATAGTTCATGTTGTGAAACACAACAGGTATAGCCGGAGAACTTGCAAGTTCAGTTGCAAGCCTGCTTTCGATTGTTGCCCGAACAGTGTTTAGGTTTACGGCTGCCATTAGCTTTTACGCTTAATACGCTCATATTCTGACCGAGCGTAAGATTCAAGGTCTTTAGCAATCAATTCAGGGAAGCCTGGTTTTGTACCCTGCCGCGTGCGGTACTTGCCGCTCCACGAAGAAGGCAAATTTGTGCCGTACATCACAGGCTCAGCGTATGGAAGGTTATTGCTAATTGTGCCGAGTTTAGGTTCAATCTTTGTTTGCCAGTTACCGCGCAGCCTTCCAGTGTCAACAGGCGTTTCTTCTTTTAAACGACCTTCAGCTTCAAGCGTCATCGCACGCACAAGCTGATCAACCTGATCACCCATAAACTCAGCGATCTGATTCAGTTTAATAATGCGTGCCATAATCAAGCCCTCAGAATCAATTCATAAGTGATGGGCTGGTTGTCCTGTTCAATCGTATTGATTGATATTACTTGATAGGTAATGCTTCCAATAATGACGCGATCAGCCGTGGT